AAGGCCCAGCAGTTCTGCGACTACTACGAGTCCAAGGGCTGGGTGATCGGAAAGTCACCCATGAAATCGTGGAAGGCCGCAGTCAGGACTTGGCAGGCCAAAGAGAAACCAGTTACAAAGCCCCAAACCTCCGACCAATTCGGAATCTAATCACAGAACCAATGAACACAGAACCAATCACCATCCCATCCGCCCACACTTCCGAGAAGGCAGTCATCTCCAGCATACTAAAGGACGCTGCGCTGCTCAAGCGTGCAGCCGCTGACGGAGTAACCGCAGATTCATTCCACCACCCAGACACTAGGACACTCTGGGAAGCCTGCCGCGAGCTTCCAGCCAGCGACAATAACCAGTATGACCTTATCTCGCTCATCCAGCACCTAAACGAGGCTGGAAAGCTTGATCGTATCGGCGGCCCAGGTCAGGTGGTCGAGTGCTACAATTACGCACCCACACCCGCAGGATGGACGCAGTGGGTTTCGACGCTCAAGGAATTTCAAGCACGCAGGCTTGCCCAGCAGGCCGCGAGGCAGATTGCCGATGCCGAGGATGCCACAAGTGCTATCGACTCGTTCCGTACCACACTACAGAGCCTCCAGCAGGTGGTGAGCGGTAAGCAGAGATCCATCGACGCAGAGAAGGCATCCAAGCAGTTCATCACCAACATGCTCAAGGACTACAATTCGGGTGGGTTGCCCGGCATGTCCACGGGCATAGCCGAGTTGGACGAGATCTGCGGTGGCATGCGTCCGGGCGAGTTCTGGGTCATTGCCGGCAAGCCCAGCCGAGGTAAGAGCGTCCTCATGCTCCAGATCGCCAGCAAGTTCATCTCCGACCAAAGACCAGTCGCAATCCATAGCCTTGAGATGATGACGCATGAGGTTATCGGCAGACTCATCTCGACCATGACCCACACGAACTACGGGTCTATCACGCAGCCGCGCACAGCAGCCAAGCACGAACTTCAGAAGATCCAGACAGGCGTGGAGCAGATCAGTTCAGCCCCCCTGTGGATCGATTCCAGCAGCAACCAGAGCATAGACAGCATTGCAGCCGAGGCTGAACGCATCCGCGACTTGCATGGCAGTCTGGATCTGGTTGTGGTCGATTACCTGCAGCTCATTCGTGGATCACGCTCCAGCCGAGAGTCACGGGAAGAAGAGGTTGCCAGAGTCTCTGGAGGGTTGAAGCAACTAGCCAAGCATCTGCAATGCCCGGTCATCTCAGCCTCGCAACTCAACGACAACAATCAGGTGCGCGAGTCACGCGCTATCGAGCAGGACGCAGATGCCCTGCTGTTCCTAGCCGACGATGGAATCAAGATCGGCAAGCTACGCAACGGCAGGCGCGATGTAGTCCTTCCCCTGCGTCTCAATGGCCAATATCAGGAGTTCGTCTGACTATCCAGCCAACATCTTCCACCAAACCGCGCCAGATACCCTCTAGATTGCCCCAGAATCGCTCACACAGCGTCTGGGGCTTTCTTGTGGGTGTTGATCCCATATTGGGGGTCAAAGCGATTGTAGGGCATTCTGGTGCGAAGTAGTAGTTGAGACTAGAATTTATTCTGATTACAAGTGCTTGGGATGTCACCGAAATCTGTTTCGGGAACATGGGGAGAATCCTAGGAAAATGGCGGGATTTGCATGGGGAATCGTTCCCACTTTCTCACAGAGAATCACAAACACGCACGCGAGACCGGGTCACCACCACCATATCTAGTGGCCACCCTGCTACTCAACACTGCAGCACGAACAGATTCCGCACCTAATCCCGTGGAACACCGATAGATGCTGGGGATTTTCGTGGAACAGGAGTCAACATTACTAACCTTGTCACCGCTTGTAACAATAGGATGGGGCGGGGGGGGTCGGTTTTTTCCGGGCGCAAAAAAAGGGGGAGCGATTAACCCCCCCTTCAAAAATTGCCCAAAGCGGAACTTACACCAGCCTAGCCTCGTATTCCCTCATCCACTCGTTTTCCTTGTTGCGGATGAACTTCCCCTTGCCCGGCCAAGCTGTCTTGCCCTTGAGCATGAGGTGCAGGAGTTGCTGCGAGATTCGGAAGAACTGGGCGGCCTCGGTGGTTGTGCTGAAGGTGGTTTCTGACCCGTCCGGGTTGGTGACGATTACCTTGCGAGCCTTGGCGTTATTTGCGCCCTGTTTTGCCAGCGACATCTTGCGCTTGGTATCGTCGCTAATGACTCTAGATTTGATCATTTTTGACATGGACTCGCGGAACTCTGGGTCTTGCCACCTTGCCACCATGTCTGGTCTTGCGTGTGGGCCGAATGCGTTCTGTGAGACATTGGCGATGACCCACAGGTTGGATTTTGCAGCCTCGTCCAGCAGGGCTTGCTCTGCGTTACGCAGGATGGTGCGTAGCTCGTTGGGGCAGTCTACTGGGGTGATGTACTGGTGAGGGATGAACGAGAAGTCCTTCGACGGATCACAGGAATTCTCGAAGGCTTGCTGGAGGTTCTGGTTTGGGTGGATTCCACGCTCAAGGTCACGCTTGTGAGCGGACTTCCGTTGCTGAAGGTTTGAGCTTGATCCGATGTAAGCGGTGTTGCCGCATTTGACGATGTAGGTTCCACAATTGTTGGACATGCGGTGATTGTAACAAAAGGAGTCCTATTGTCAAAAGTAAAATCACTATTCCCGCTCACGCACATTCCCCATCCCACCCCCTCCAATCCCCCCCCGATGTTCCCGACTGGGAACTTGTCAAGTTGGCGTTCCCCCTGCAATTTGACGCTACCACCCCGCGCCTCTGCAAGAGCAACTAGTCCTCGGCAAGCGAACCTGTGGGTGGCACTTTACTTACGCTTGACCAATGCTTGACTTGCAATGTGGGGTGAATGGGGGGTCAATGACACCCACAAGTTCCCCCTTGACGCATGGTGATTCCCTCCGCATTTGAGAAGCATGCCCGACATGGTGTTGGGTTGATACTTTATTACGATTATGCCTAGAGGCGATTCATACGATCTTCAAGGTCAAGGCGGCGGACAAGTGTACTCTGGTACGGATGCGGCTGTAGGCCCATTCCGTTGGGTTCAGACTGTTGGTGACACTAATTTCTCTGTGTTTACTGCGCCAAACATCACGAATGCTAGCACGAAGTTGACTGGTGTCTCTATCCCTGCGGGTATTGGCATTGGTGGCAACATCACTGGCTTTACGCTTGCTTCTGGTGTTGTTATTGCGTACCGCGCATAATGTCGCAGTTTCGATCCACTGGTGGCCTAGACGACTCGATTGCCGAGGATGGTGATCGGGGTTTTGTTGGCGTGAACCAGCGGTTGCAGCTAAACCAGTTGAAGGCTGGAGAGGTAAGGGAGTCTCTGAACGGACGCATGGAAGGTTACTGGAAGCCCCGCAAGGTGGTGGTTTCTAGGACTGGTGCGTTGACCGTTGGTGGTGATCCATTGCAGTTGCCGTTCTACTTGGTTGGCTCAAGCGTAATGATTACTGCCGCCTCAATTACTTCTGGGGTAGTTACGCTAACTACTGCATCAGCACACGGTTTAAGTGCTGGGGCCACACTGAACATTGCTGGAATTGGATATACTGCTGGAACCAATCCAAATGGAGTTTTTACAGCAACAACTGCAAGTGGATCAAGTATTACATATCCATTGTCTGATGGTATAGGCCCATACACAGTTTCCGCTGTTTCACCTATTTCAGAGGTGATTACATCAACATCAAAGACCATCTCGTCCGCAACATACGCATTTAATGTGGTAACGATTACCATGTCCGCCAATCATGGGTTTGAGATTGGTTCTAGTGGGTATGCTGTAGTAGCTGGACTGACCTTTACTGGCACTAACAACAACGGGGCCAAGGTGCTGACTTATGTTTCAGCGAACCAATTAAGCTTCCCTGTAACTGGGGTGACTGCGGTTTCCGGCACTGGAACATTGTCCCAGATGCCGATTAACGATGCAGCCAACGCTAATGTCCGAGCCTCCTGTTTGTTCAGCGATCCCAACTCCAACAACAAGGAGTTTGTGATTGTGGCGTTGGACACGGTTGCTAAGAAGATTGACTTGGCTGAGGTCGAGTCTAATTCCCTGTATGTTCCAGAGAACATCTCATATCCCGCTGGAACTGCTTTGGGCGCAGACACCGACATGATTCAAGTGTTCGACAAGGTTATGCTATTCCGAGAGGGGCAGCAGGCATTGGAGTGGTATCCTAATGGTAGGCCCATTCTTTCTGCGTCTCAAAGCGGAACCACTGTTACAATGCGCGTCCGTGAACATGGGCTTGCGGCTGGAACATCTGTGGTTGTCGCTGGTCTAACTGGCGGCACTCCAGCGAATGGTACATTTACGGTTCTTTCTGGCGCGGGTCTAACTCAAGACCAATTTCAGTACACCTTTACTACAAGTCAGACCCAGACCTTTGGGGTGACTGCCGCCACGGTGACTGACGGATTTACATTCTCTCCGGGCGGGGCTTACACTCAACCACAAGTATTTAATTCTAATGGTACTGCGGTGACCGTTTCCAATGGACAGGTTTCTGTAGACCTAAGCGTATCCAATAATACAGTATTTGCGGGTGATGTCATTAGGGTTTACGAAAGCACAATCCCAGAGTTTTCAGCAATTGTTGGACAAGAATTCCAAGTGTCGTCAGCAACGACTGCAAACATCAAATTCTTTGCCCCTGTAGCAAACATCACAGCAAGTGGCTCCACTGGTCAAATTGAGTTCGGTGGAAGGTTCAGCGAGGGTGGTGGTTTCATGCATCAACCGGGTGCGCCTTGGGGTGTTCACTTCCAACGCCGCCTGTGGGTTCCGTACTACTACGACCAGTCTGGGGCTTACAACGCAGCCACCTATACCGACCGCAAGATTACCGACGAGATTGCCGTATCCGACATTCTTGATACCACCACCTTCGACCAGATCGAAAACCAGTTTCGTATTTCTGGTGGTACTGCTGATTATGTCGTTGGGATGCACGGGTTCTATGACGATGCGTTAATTGTCCTCAACAGAAACAGCATCCACCAGATTAAGGGGACGCAGGGGACGCTTTTAGACACTAGGGTTACAGAACTAACCTCCGAGGTTGGCTGCTTAGCTCGCAAGTCCGTAGTGATGAGGGCTAACACCATGATGTTCCTGTCGGATGATGGGGTGTATGGTGTGGAGTTCCTTAACGATTACAACCTTCGCGGGGCCGAGGAGCCAATTTCCAAGAACATCCAGCCTTACATTGATAGGCTTAATAAGGCCTTGTCTAATAAGTCAGTTGGGATTTTGTTTGATAACAGGTACTACCTTGCTGTCCCGCTGGATTCAGCACCGGGAATTAACGATGCTCGCGGTAATAACTCAATTCTGGTGTACAACTTCCTAAATGGAGGCTGGGAGTCGCTAGATACCTTCGGAGATACAAGATTTTTGATTGAAGACCTTATTATTGGTTCGGCTGGGGTGAGAAACAACCTATATGCTGTTACCGCTAACGGTGGATTGCACCAATTGGAAGCGTTTGATGACTCTAATGACACTATCAGCGTGTCCAACACTAATGATGTTAAGACATCAGCACCCATTCTGTCTAGGCTGATTACCCGTGGGTACGACCTTGAGACATTGGAGCGGAAAAGGTACACAGACTCGCAGATCAATATGCAGGGGTTACCCAGCCAGAATTCTGAATACCTAATTGAGTTCGCCGCTGAAGACCCAGACAACTCATCGACTATTGGAACTACCACTCAATTCCTAGATGGACAAATCCTACAATCAACCAACCCATCAGAGGCTGAAACAGCAAGCATTAGGTGCAGGCTTGGTGGTATTAGGGGTTACACAGGAACCATGATCTTGACAAGGACACAGGGTTCAGCCAAGATAAACTCAATCAAAGTTGCTGGATCAGTAACAAATAGACAAATCATCTCACAGAAATAAGTTATGGGCGCGGTTAATACAACTTACACTTTTACGGCTACTGACACGATTACTAGCACGAAGATGAATAATATCATCGACGAAACCACGATGACCTCTGACGCGTGCTTGTCAGGTGGTGGTCTTGAGGTTGCATCTGGCAAGTTGAGCATTTCAGCTAATGCAATTAACAACAGCCGACTTGCGACCAACTCCGTAACTTCGTCAAACATTGTGGATGGCACTATCGTAAATGCCGATATTAACGCATCTGCTGCTATTGCTGGGACAAAGGTTTCGCCGAATTTTGGAAATCAAACAATACGGCAAGATGGTGCAAGCGCAAGAATTTTGCAATATAATGCCAGTTCCGGTGCTGTAACTGATTTTGGAATTGGTACGCTTACAGGGTCTCAGGATAGTATTGGTCTTAATGTTGCCAACTCCACTGGCGTACTGAGTCTTGGAACAAACAGCACAGAACGCATGCGCATCACCTCCACAGGCAATGTAGGCATCGGTACGGCATCGCCAAGTTCCAAGCTCCATGTCGCAGGAGACCTCACTATGTCCTCTGCTACCGTAGCCACTAGCGCAAGCTCCTTCCCAGTCGGCTACCTAGTCGTAAGCATCAACGGAACAAGCCGAAAAATTCCATACTACGCATAACATGAAGACACTTATTTCAAGCACAGGAGACTCTGCAACCTATGAGTTTACATTCGGTGATGTCATTCGCGTTGTAGAGTATAACAAGCCACAGCGACAGGAAGGCGAAGAACAAGTTGCAGATCAACCACTCGACCACGAATCAATGTCAAAAGTTGAATACCAAAATTGGCTTGATTGGCTTGGTTAAGTTGATTAAATATGAGTCATGGTCATTCGATGAACCAACACCTAGCTAAAGCAATAGCAATTTATGAATAAAAATAAAATTTACAACATCAGCAAGGTTGTTTTCCTTGTGATTTTTGGTTTGTGTTTAAAGTCATTAAATAGTGATGCAGAATACAATTATTGCTGGGTTCCGCTTGCGTTGGCTGGGGCTGGAATTGTATCATCACTTATTGGTAGAAAAAAATCCAAAGCAGCACCACCGCCTCCTCCCGTTGGCTTGTTTGATGTTAATCCATTGACAGGGCAAACTGAGGCAAGCAAGGCCGCAGAAGGATATATAAATTACGCTCGTAAAAACATACCCGGTTTTATCGGACTGCAAAACAAGTTCGGGCCACGGCTGATGAACCAAATGTTTCGTCAAAGCAACCAATTTCTTGATAAGCAATCTGCGTTAGAACTAAGAGCAGCGCAACAAGCCGCAAGCAATGTCGCTCAAATCCGTGCTGGCGAGCTAGGAACAATGCGCGAGCAAGCACCGTTGACCCGTGGGTTAATGGAAGGACTCTCACCAGAGCAGGCAGCGGTTGTTCAAGCGTCATCACAAGAGGCAGCGCGAGCTAGTGCATCAGCAAAGGGAGTCACTCCAGAAGAGCAGAGAATGTATCAGCAGGCGGCAAGAGAAGCCTCACAAGCTTCTGGGCGGACTGGTGGAAATTCAGCTATTGCCGCAGAGGTCATGGGGCGTGAAAACATGATGGCGGCGAAACGCGCAGAAGCAGCAAGAGCTGGACAGCTCGCATATTCTCAAGCTGGGGAATTTTACACCACCCCCGGATTGAATCTTTTAAGCAATGCTCCATTGGCTTATAAACTTGGGACTTCAGGCGCGGCATCGGCAATGTCTGGAGGCCCAGCGGCATCTGGAAATTTTGATTTTAATATGCCACTCAATCTTGCCCAGCAATCTGCTGGAGCAGAGAACCAATACAGACAAGCAGTCTACCAGACCAACCTCGCCAACCAGCAAGCCAAGGCGCAAATGTGGAGTAGCATTGGAAGCTCCATGATGGGGGCCGGAATGAACATGGGTGGAGGCGGGTTTAACTTTGGAGGTGCTGGTGGTGGTGCTGGAATGCAAACCGCACAAAGCCCTTGGGGAAATGTAAGATATAGCTACACTTAAAATCATGGCACTATTCGCAGGACAAGTACAAACAGCACCATATCAATCGCCAGACTATGGACCCTCCGTAGCCTCTGCGCAGAATCTTGCGATGACTGGAGCGCAGGGGATGGCTGGGATGGTATCCCAAGTAGGCGACTACTTCAAGCAGCAGGGGGAGAAGAAGAAGCTTGTTAAACAAAGCAGCCTTCAGATTGACGCTGCGCTCCAATTGTTCCCAGACCTTGCCCCATCGCTTCAAAGCGTAAAAGAACGCATGCGCGACGAGAATATCCCACTTTCTGACCGTGCCGCGGAAGCCGAGGTGGTTGCAAACCTAATCAACATGGGTGTTGGTGAGATGCGTAATCGCTCAAACATGTCGTTCCGGCAAGATCAAGCACTTGCTGATGCAATCTACAAGGAGCAAAAGCTTGGGATGGAGGAAAGGCGTACTAGAGCAACTGAACTTAGTGCCGTGCAAGGCGCAAAACCAACATTTGACCTCAAAAAAGCCACCATTACTTCTCCAGATGGACGGACATTTGAAATGGACATCCCTTACGACAAAGAGAAGGGAATGTTTTTTGATCCAGATGCTAGGAAGTACATTAAGGATGTTAACAAGTGGGGATTTGGTGAATCAGCATACGCTGAAGACATGCCTCCGACATCGCAAGTTGGTGGGTCAATTAACGAATCAGCCCTTCCAGTACCACTTAGGAAATACGCCTCGTCATTTGAGGAGCAAGGATCTAAATATGGAGTAGATCCAGCACTTCTTGCAGCAATTTCAATGCATGAAACTGCTAATGGAAAGTCGTCGGCATTTCGTAATAAAAACAACGCAATGGGTGTGTCAAATGCATCTGGGCCAATTCAAATGGCAAGCGTGGAAGCGTCTATTGAAAAAATGGCAAGTCTACTTGGTAAGGGAATCCACCAAGGAAAAGGCCCATATGCAAACGCCAAGTCGATTGAGGACATTGCCAAACGATATGCTCCAATTGGAGCGGGGAATGACCCCAGAGGTTTGAATAAATACTGGACTAATGGCGTAAGTTCAAACTACGAAAAGCTTTCATCTGGAGGTCAATCCGACAACTCAACCTCAATGATTGGTGATATGTCGCAACAGGCAATGGGTACTCCAGAGCAACAAGCGGAAGTTGCTCGCATGATTGAACATGGAGCGGGAATGGCAACAGCGCAGTCCGCACCAAGCGGAGCCATGCTGACTGAACCAAGAATGGCCCAGCCTCAACCAACCCAGCAAGCACCACAATACCAAGTTCGTCCGGGGTTTGTGCCAGTAGGGCGGCCTAAGGGTGGTCAAAAAGAAGCAAAAATTATTACTGGAGAAGAAGCAAAGGCATTGAACCTTGATCCGCTTGGAACATATGAAGCGTCATATCAAGACGGGCAATTGACTGGCGTGCAAACCATAAAGGCAGCACCTAGTGTTGGTGACATTATTGCAATGGAAAAGCGTGCGGAAGAAAAGGTGGCAAAACAAGAATTGAATGAAGCTGTAAAGGCAAAGTCTGAACGCATGATTTCATTGATGACAGAGCTGAGAAATCATCCGGGTTTCGGAGGTCTATTCGGAGTTGGTTACACAGGAATTCCGGGTACTGAAGGCGCAAACGCCAAGGTTCTTTACGATCAAATCCAAGCACAGGGATTTATGGAGGCTATCAAGGACATGAAGGGAATGGGTGCGCTTTCCAACGCCGAGGGCGAGAAGGCATCCGCTGCGTTTGTCGGCATCAATCCAAGCATGTCTGAGGCTGCCGCTTTAGCTAGAATCGACGAGGTTGTGAAATACCTCCAAGAGGGAGAAAAACGAATTCAGACTGGCAAACTAATTGAAACCAAGGAAAATAAAGGCCCATCCATTAGTGGTGCTAACTCGTACTTTAATCAATACAAACCACCCGCAAGGTAATGCCGTACAATGTTCCTGAAGAAGAAAAGCCAGCATTCAACAAAAAGGTTCAAGAAAGTCTTGGATTACTTGCACAGGACATTGGTGAGACATTAAGTCGTGTCCAATCCTTGCAGCCGCAGACTCTGGTCGATGCATACAATCAACCAGTTCAAGCACCAGTCGCTCGCAATCTGAGTCCACTGGAGCAGTATGTTTACGAGCCTCAGCCAGCCCCAGAAGTTGGTAGTCTCACCGAGATGCCAGCGAGGGATAGCGTGGTTATTCCGCAGGAGCAACCTCAAGTTCTGTCAAACTTTCGCAACCAAGCCGAAGCGCAATTCAGCAGGGATATGGTGTCAATCACACCATACGAGCAAGCCGTAACGGATGTTGTGGGAGCGGAGGTTGATTCGCTACGAAACGATGCTGGCGAAATCGCAAAATCACCACTGGAGATATTTTCAAAGCCCCTCAATGCCAACAAAGTCAAAGCACTTGGATTTGTTGACTCTGATGGGAATGTAACTGAAAAGGGTGAGTTATTCTTTAACCTTAAAGAGTCTGGGGCATTTAACGAAGATGGGACTATCAACAAAAAGGGTCTTGCATATCTTACCACAGAAGAGGAGATGCAGGATGTGTCCGGGGAGTGGATTAACAAACCAGAAAACCGAGAAATTTTCGATATTCTTTGGGAAGACGGACTTATTCGCACAAGCGGATCGTTGGGGGACATTGGTGCTGGTGTCGTGGACTTATTGAAAAAGGGCGTAATGAGCCTGCCAGAGGGTGTGTCACAAGGGGCGCAAGCTGCATGGTACAATAGTCAAACTTGGCCAAGTCTAATTGGTAGGGATGACAGGAGACCACAAGAACTACGAGACAAGATGGTGGCTTCTGAATACGGGATTTACGAAGAATTCGTTAGGGGTGTGATTGGTCTTTCTGGAATGGCTGGAATTGCAAAGGCCAAAACAAAAAGTGTACTTTCTGGAGTCTTGCCGCAAGAAATTGAGGGCGAGGCTGATCAAGACTTGGTTCGTGCTCGATATGATTTATGGAATGCTCAACAAAATTACATTAACAGAGACGCTGGGGAATTAGCCGAAACAGTTCTCAACATTGATGGAGCAGTAAAACAGGTCGATGAAGTCAAAAGCAGACTTGGTAAAGATGAATTTAATAAGCAGTACGGGCAAGGAGCCGCATTCCAGCAGCTATTTTTAAGCCCAGAAAATCTCGTAACCGCAAAATTTGCAGTCACGGCGGCAACGAGCGCGCCATTGACTACCCGTATGGGTCTGACCGCTCAAAGAAGGCTTGGTGACATGGCAACCCAAGAAATGGCAATTGCCCAAGGAAAGGTTGCCGTAGCAGAAGCCAACTCATTGCTTAAAAAGGAGGCGGCTAGCGTAAATGTTGCCAATCGACTAGCTTCTGACATATCTGTTCGTGCTGGATCTAACCCGGAACTTGTTGCGCGTGCTAATCAAGCATCTCAAGTAGCCGCTAGACTAACTGAAGAGGCAAACAAAATACGAGCAACATTACCAGCGATTACATCAGAGTTAGGCGATCTAGTTGCAAAGCGTAACAGTCTAGCCACTCGCATTCCAGAGGCCTACTCACAGAAGGTTCTGCAAACGATGGAGCTTGGTAGGCAGATGCGAGCTATGCCAGCAAAGGCGGTTGGGGCAACCTTGGAGCGTGTTGGTGACACTATTTCAAAGACTGACACGGCAGTCACAAACTTCCTGCAAGAGCGTGGTCTAGATCAAATGTACACCGCTGCCGTTGGCGCAGCCGGGGTTGTTGGTTTGGCTGGAAATCCCATTATTGGCGCACTTGGCGCAGGGGCGGCAGCACTCAAGACAGGCAAGGTTCTGTCCAACTACGGAAAACTATTCCGTTATGTCGGCAAGGAGATGGAGAATGTGCGTGGTCAAATTCCATTCTGGAAGCGTGTGGCGGCACACACCGCACCCGGTTCATTGGGTCGTGGATTTGCACACACATTCAACATGCTAGATCTAGGTGGTGTAACCTCTGACACAATCCGCAGGGCTGGTCGTGGTATTGCCGCAGCCGCACCTACGGACTTGATGTTTGAGTACCTGTCTGATGGTGCTGACATGCGTCCAGAAACACTTTGGCAAGCTGGAGCAGAATCGTTTGTTATTGGAGGATCATTTGCCGCTGGTGGTGGCGCGTTCATGGGAACCAAGAAGCGCATGCGCGAGCTTTCCATTGGTGACGAACTCAACTTTAGGCGCAACTTGACCGACACCCGCCAGAAGGCATTGTTTGAAGCAATTCCCGCTGGCACTCGCAGGGCTATTTCAACTTACGCCATCGCCAACCCAACACTCAACTACACCTTCAAGGACTCTGGTGCTAGTAGGTACGACCCAAACACCAACACGGCAGTTATCAATGTTAATTCAACCAACCCGATCAAGGCACTGGTTGCTCACGAAACGCTCCACCACACGGTCATCAAGAACAACATGGAACCCGGCATCGCCGCCCTGTTCCTAG